GACACTCAACGGCTTGACCGCAGGTTCGCAGGTTTATATTGAAAATGGTTCAGGTACGCTAGTGGCGTATGTTGCGTCGTCAGGCACAAGCTACACGCTTGACACCACAGGTCAGACTGGCGCTTGGGTTTGGAAAGTGGCTCGTTATGGCTTTACAGCACAATACGGTGGTCACAGCCCCGCTGTGGCAAGTACAACGGTTACGGTTATCTTATCTGCAGACGTATTCATTACACAAGCAAACAAAGCCACAGTCGCAGCGTATGAGTTTTTGCCTAACATGGACACGCTGTACGATTACTCAGCCTACTACGAAACGCTAGAGATTGGCATACCTTACGCCAGAATCATTACCAAGGCGGGTACAAACGCTTCTGCTGGCGCATATCCGGTCACGCTAAACGACACAGGTGATTTGTTTGTTTTTGATGGTTCGTCGCTATCAATTTGGACGGGCAGTAGCCTCGCCCCCGGTGTGACGATTACAGGCCCATTGTTTAGCTCAAGCTCTGTTACGATACCCACTAGCTTTAACAATACCGCTATTACGGCAAACGTCATTCAGGTAAGTCCGGGCGATTTGTCGGGGATGACCATTACTGGCAACCTGACTTATCAAGAGTCCGCACCGTTTGCATTTACTGTAACAATAACCAATAGCACGATTAGCGGCACGATTAGTAACGCAGAAGTCGCAGAGGTAAAAGTCATTAAAGCGGGTACTAGCCCATTCTTCACTGCGGGCGCAAGGGTAACTGTTGTAGCTATCGTAGCTATTACAACTCCTAATAACCTAGCCCTGTCTACTTACATTCTTAAAAATGGCGGCATTGACCTTGGCTGGGTTGTGCAAAATACGGCTAGAAGTTTAGAAATCCAAGCGGGGGACACGTTTTCGGTCTATGCCGTGGCATACGGGTATCAGCGGATATTGTTCTACCCCACAGCCTCAAACCTCAACTCGTTTAGCGTATCGTTACTCCCAGAGACAAACGTAGATACATCGCTCAACACGACGATTAGAAATTTCATTGCAACACAGATAAGCACAGCTCTTGTCGGTGCGGCGGTTGCGGTATCGGTTTTATCAGACTTGCGGGCTTATTCGCCAGCAGACGTTCTAAACGGGTTGCAGTATTACACCGTTGTGTATGGTGAATTGCCAGCCTATGTGTCGGTTATAAGTGGAACAACGGCAGGGTTTACCATCATCTCAGGTGGCGTTTATATATCGAGTCCTGCGTTCTACGCCCAAGTCAATAACTCAGTTACGACTACGACAAATCTAGGTATTCTGATTCCGTTGTATTTTGACGTAGACCCAGCGGTGTATATCGCAGACCCAACGTACACCCCGACCAAGAAGAACACTTCTGGCATTGTTTTGCAGACCGCACCTTGGACACAGCAGACAGCGACGATTAGTGCAACTGACAAAGCAGATATTGCAGCGGAAAGTGCAGAAACAGTTTGGGATAGCGCACAGGCAGACTACACAACCGCAGGAACTATGGGCAAATCGCTTAAAGATTCGTTAAAATTACCTGAATTTATTGCTTTACAAAACCCTTAATATGTAATCAAATCAGAGAAAGCAAATGGCTAAGAAAAACCCTTCTCTTGCTGTTGGTCGTGGCGAGAAACTACCCGTAAAGCAAGGCGCAGGTTTAACCGCCAAAGGCCGTGCTAAGTACAATGCAGCAACAGGGTCAAACCTAAAGGCTCCACAGCCCGAAGGTGGTCCTCGTAAGAAGTCATTTTGTGCAAGGATGAGTGGCATGCCCGGGCCGATGAAAGATGAAAAGGGTCAACCTACACGCAAGGCCGCAAGCCTTAAACGATGGAAATGTTAAAATGGATGACCCCGTACAAACCGCTCGCGAGCTAGCCACCCACGCAAATGACATTAAACATTTGCAAGACGACATGGATAAGCTCGTTGACGACATGGCGTCAATAAAGAACTGCCTTGCCGATATCCAAAAGACCCTTTCAGAAGCCCGAGGCGGTTGGAAAGTCTTGATGTGGGCTGGCGGTGCAGTTAGCGCATTGACTGGTATTGCCGGTTTCATTGCCGGTTACTGGGGCAAGTAATGCCGAGTACAATTAAACAATTTCGTAAAGGCGGCATCCCCGCTAGTATTAACAAACCCAAAACCCATCACACCGATGGCGGGGTTCCCAACTACAGCACACGTAAGGTGGCTGGATTTAACGGAGGCGGTATGGCTGAGTCCAAAGCAATGATGAAGAAAGAAGTTGATTTCATGAAAAAGAAAGGCGCTCCAAAGTCCATGATTAAGCATGAGATGAAAGAAGCCAAGTACGCCGCTGGTGGTACAGTTAAAAAACTGCCAACGTCCAAGCAAATGGGTAGCCTAGGTATGAAAGCTGGCGGCTGCGTTAAAATGAGCAAAGGCGGTGGCATTGAGTCCAAAGGCAAAACCAAAGGGCGGATGTGCTAATGAAAGCTAGCCGTGGCATGGGGGCAATAGCCCCTAATAAACAACCGAAGACAACCAAATCAGCCGTGTTGCTGAAAGAGGGTGGCGGTGTTAATGCTGCGGGTAACTATACAAAACCCGGGTTACGTAAGCGTATCGTATCTCAGGTTAAAGCTGCAGCAACGCATGGTACAGGTGCTGGCCAATGGTCAGCCCGCAAAGCGCAGTTAGTAGCTAAGAAGTATAAAGCAGCTGGCGGAGGCTACCGAGATTGAAAGCTCCGCAGAAATCGCTAAAGGCATGGGGTGACCAGAAATGGACAACCAAGTCAGGCAAGAAATCGTCTGAGACAGGCGAGCGATATCTACCAGAAGCGGCGATTAAGTCTTTAAGCTCCGCAGAATATGCGGCGACTACCCGTGCTAAACGGGCGGGTAAGGCAGCAGGTAAACAATTTGTAGCGCAGCCTAAAAGTATCAAAAGTAAGGTAAAACCGTTTAGGAAAGTACCATGACAACTACAGGCACCAGTTCGTTTAACCTAGAACTCAGCGACCTTATCGAAGAGGCGTTTGAGCGTTGCGGCCAAGAGATTCGCTCGGGTTACGATTTCCGAACCGCCCGTAGAAGTTTGAACTTGCTGACTATCGAGTGGGCTAACCGGGGCATTAACCTCTGGACGATTGAGCAAGGCACGATTAACCTCGTTCAAGGCACCAATACCTATGACTTGCCTATCGACACGATTGACCTGCTTGAGCACCAGATTCGAACAAATGCTGGCCAGCAAAACAATCAGACTGACATTACGATTAGCCGTATTAGCGTTTCTACTTACTCTACCATCCCTAATAAGCTAGCTCAAGGGCGCCCTATTCAGGTATGGATTCAGCGTATGACCGGCGCTCAGTACCCAGCGGGATTGGGCCCAAATGGTACAGACCCAATAACTAACGTTAACAGTCCAAAGGTTACCGTCTGGCCAACGCCTGACCAAGGCACAGAAGCATCGCCCTATTATCAGTTCGTATACTGGCGTATGCGCCGTATAAATGATGCAGGTAATGCGGTGAATACCCAAGATATCCCGTATCGCTTCCTGAACTGTATGGTGGCTGGGCTTGCGTACTACTTGTCTCTAAAGCTGCCTAACGTAGACCCACAGCGCGTGATGGGTCTTAAAGCGGACTATGAGCAACAGTTCCAGTTTGCGGCGGATGAGGATAGGGAGAAGGCTCCGATTCGGTTTATTCCGCGTCAGATGTTTATTGGGAACGGTTGATGGACATTGTTACTCGTGCCAAAGCGATAGAACTAGGTCTACCCCATTATTTTACAGGTAGGCCCTGTAAGCACGGGCACTTTGCAAAACGAAATACAACATTTAGATACTGTACTGAATGCGACCTACATGCTAAAAATTCTAAAAAATATACCACTGCGGAAGATAGAAAAAATTACGCAGGTGTAATGTATTATAAACATAGAGAAAAAATACTGACGCAGAAAAAAACGTATAGACAAAATAATAAAGGTAAAGTAAACGCTTTAGTATCTGCTAGGAAAAAAGTTGTTAGACAACGTACCCCTGCGTGGCTTTCTGATTTTGATAAGCTGAAGATAAAGTGTATGTATCAGATTGCTGCTATGCTAACTAGAGAAAATAACGAGCCGTGGCATGTAGACCATATAATACCGTTACAAGGTAAGCTTGTTTCTGGGTTGCATGTACCAGCAAATTTA